AATCTTGGATGGGCAAGTTACCCTTAGCTGAAACCTCAGCTTCTTGAGTTCCCTGCAAGAGCGCAGAAAGAAAGCCCTCGAAAACAAAACCGGCACTTGATGCATTAAAACTAGTAATAACAGCTTTTAAACACTCTAAAATGATTATAGAAGAAATGATGCGTCGGGGGGAAGTAATTCTGGTATTTGGTTCTGTAATTCTTTGAAGAAATTTAAGCTTGCCTTGAATCGAACGACCTCCACCGATGGCATTAAACAATTTAGTTATCTGCTGTCTCTCAATGCTCTCGGGATTACCCCATGCCTCAGTGGGTGTAAATTTTGGGAGCGACATGACAAACTCTCTAGCTTTATCTGCAGCCATTTCAGTTACAACTTGTGGCTTGGCGGCGTTCATAAAAACTTCGTAAATTAAATCTAACGTGTCATCAGTATTATCAACCTCTTTATTTTCCCTAACATCAATAAACATTTCTTTCATATAATCTGGCACGTTAATCTCCTTAAATAATAATATCTGCAATGCCTAATTCAACTGCCTCTTCTGCGGATAAGTAGACATTTACTTTTCGTTCAAGAAGCTTTTTCAGATCTTTTTTAGACATCGAAGTCTCTTCTACAAGCGCGTCGATGTAATCTTTTTGAATTTGCTGCATCGCCTCCATCTCGTTAGCTAAATTAGGAAGAGAACCGTGACTTCCACCGATAACTGAATGGATCATAACACGGCAATACTTGCCAATTTTGCGTTTACCCTTGGTGCCAGATGCTAATAAAAGAACACCGGCCGACATAACTTTACCAAGACCAATAGTGTGAATCTCAGTTGATTCTCTTATCTGGCGCATTACATCATAAAGAGCAAACATATCGTCAGCAGAACCACCGTATGTCGAGAGGTAAAATTCAATCGGCTTGTCTTGTTTTTTTACTCTGTTTATTTCATTTAAATAAAGCAGCGCATGAACTAGCTCAGCAATTTTTTCATCCACTACATCAGAAAATAATCCTATTACTCTAAGTTCAGGATCCTGATTAGGATTACCGCCTAACAATTGTTCTATTAGCTCTTCTTCACTAATTGCTATGGGCTGATTTTCGTTGCTTGACAAAGTTTCAAGTAATTGTTTAATTTTATCTATCATATTTTTTCCAAAATTCAAATACAGTTTCTTCATTTTCTTTGAGATACTTCATAGATGAATGCCAGTCATCAAATTTTAAAGCATCTTTATAAAATTTAGGGTGCATATTAATTAGATACTTAATTGAATTGTCCTTTAAATGCTGCAATTGATTGTTAATATTTTCTATTACGGTAAAGTAAATTTTATCATCGATTTCACCTTGGTTCTTCATTAATCTAACTCTCTCGCGTAGTAAAATATAATTCTCTGAAATTTTTAACATAGTAGATAAAAAAATTACATGGGATAGTTTTATTAAAGATAAACTAATTCTACTGGCTCTTAAAAAATAAAATGTTTTACACGTTACATAACCAAATATAAAAACTAGAATATATAAAAGTGCTTGTTCCATACCTACCTAAAAAAATAACCACTAACAGTGGTTATTTTAACACATGAATTAATTGATGTCAATTATTTTTGTGTGAGACGAGCCATGATTCTTTCAGCAAGGTCATCAACCATGTTCTCTTTATCATTTTTTTCTTGAAGACGGGCGGCAACTCGTCTAGCGACTTCATTAACAATTTCTTCTTCGTTCATTTTGTCGTCATCATCGTGATCTTCGCCTTCATCAAGTTCTTCTTCATCATCGCCTTCCATCATAGGCTCATCATCGCCCATAGGGTCGGGGGCATCCATATCATCCATGGCATCGTCTTCGGCATCCATATCAACATCAACTTCATCACCTAAAACATCTTCAAGGGCGCGCTCTAAAGCGCTCATAAAGTCATCAACAGCGACCATTTTTCCGTCGCCCGCATCATCCATATCCATTTCAGCATCTTCCATATCATCAGCGGCGTCTTCCATATCGTCTGCTGCACCCATTTCCATATCCATTTCCATTTCAGGGGCATCTTCTGCCTCTTCCATGGCATCATCTCTCATTCCGGGCTCATCTTCTTCTTCATCATCTCTCATTCCGGGTTCTGAGTCGGAATACATCTCTTGGATTTTGGCATCACCTACCGGTCCAATGTTAGCAAGTTTAAGAAACTGACGAACCTCAGATTCTGTAAGTAAAGTTTTACGGGACATTTAAATTTCTCTCCTTAATAAATGAAATTCTAGAATAAATAGTCATAATAATCGTATTATTCCATATCTTTAAAATAAATTAAATCAGTATTTTTAATTTTTTGAAGTGCCTTTGCTTCTATCTGCTTGACACGGGCGAAAGAAATACCTAATCTATCGCCAATTTCTCTGAGTGTCATTCTTCCGTTTTCATAAATAGAAACCAAAGTGCAATTGTACTCATCCTCATAATCAATAAAGTATTTACAACCACTTTTTGCACAAGATTTTTGCTCATTCATGCATTTTCTGCTACATTTTAATAATCCATCCACAATCATAACTCAGGGTGCTCCTCGGCAATGAGATCAAATAAATCGTCAAGTTGCTCATCAGAAAGACCCAAGTCACTCATAGTTTGCTTACCCTCATTATAAAGTTTAATATTTCTTTTCTTTCTTTTATTGGAAAGCTTACTATTTTCAATTACAAATTGTTTTATTCTTTCATCGTCATTTAAATATCCAGATATAATGCAACGGAAAAACTTTGATTTTGTCATGCCATCATTCTTCAATTTTAAGACTAGCTGAGCATGACGATGATCAGTATCGGTAAATATTATTCTCTTCTCGTTTTTTCCGTAATCATTGATATCAGACATTTTACCAACTCTTACTTAAAATGTGAGTACGACTTTCCGATAGTCCTGCCGTAGTTTGTGCTATAAATTCAGCTTTGCTTGTCAGTTCAGCAATCGTGCGAGCACCGCTGTATGATAGACCGGAGCGTATCCCTCTTTCTAAATCTGATAGAATATCCACTACACTACCTCTAAACGGAACGCGAGTTGATACACCCTCATAGGACGAGTAATTACCTTTCCAGCTTATTTGAGCCTCTTTAGAAGCCATGCCGCGATACACTTTCCACTTTTTACCACTTGATTCTTCAAAAACTTCCCCCGGCGACTCTAGTGTGCCTGCGAAAAGTGAACCGCACATAACCGCATCAGCGCCGGCCGCAAAAGCTTTTACAATGTCACCAGAGTTTTTAATTCCACCATCAGCGATAATCTTTACATCTCTATCAGTTTTGGCACAGTCAAAAATTGTTTCTAGACCGGGCACACCATGACCCGTTTGAATCCTTGTTGAACATATTGAACCACCACCAATATTACAGCGCACAGAGTCAGCGCCCCAATCGGCTAAATCATTAATACCTTGCAACGTGGCTACATTACCAGCCATGATGTGTATATGATCTCCAAACTGTCTGCGTAATTGTTTAAGTGTATTTTTCATCTTTATGTGGTGTCCGTGAGCCACATCAACACACAAAAATGTAGCGCCAGAGTTAAGGGCTGCGGCGGCTCTATCTAAGTTATCACCAGAGATACCTATGGCAGCACCCACGGCATTTCGATTTTTAACACCCTCAATCATTTCACACTGTTGTTCAATTGTATTGTAGCGATGAATAATGCCACCAGCGCCCTGATTGTTCATAGCAGTGACCATCGAAGCTTCACTAATAGTGTCCATAGGTGAAGAAATAATTGGCAGGGAAAACACTAAACCGTTACCCATATCGGTTGTTAGATCGATCTCTGTTCTACTTTCAATATCAGAGTACTGAGGAACAAGCAGAACATCATCGTAAGACAAAGAATTTTTCACATAGCCTCCCTATCAATAAAATTGCAAATGTCGCTTGAGCGATACCATGTATGCTCATTAGGATTTTCAGGCTCTGGTAGTAACACTGTCTTTGGTGGCCTGTTGCCAATATTAGTGTGTACAATAAAGACTGTTGGAACGCCCTTAAACTTCATTTTTTGTTCTAGTTCAGGGTAATCATCAATGTTGTAGGCAAAGAAATGCAAGTCTTTATACTTTTCTTTATTAGAAATATCAATAAAATAATCTTTTAAGTTGTGACATAGATGACATCCATTTGAGTAAAACTTTAATACAAACGTAGAGTTTTCCTTAACGGTACCTTTTAATATATTATCTAGCGCCTCACGGGATATTCTGGTTACTGCCATTTATTACCTCCTTGGCTTTATCCATGCATTTGGGACAAAAAAGTCTAACAACCTCTTGTTTAACAACCACAGACCATGATTTTACCATATCTTTGTTCTTTTTGTCAAATACTTCTGAGCAAACATCACAAGACTCTGGTAATTTACCAAATTGTGCAACTTGATTAGAAAGTTTTTCATTGGCATCCTTGCTAATGTTTTTCTTCATCGCTCTTCGTGTTGCTCTGTTCATTTCTTCTTGACAGCCTTTGGTCTATTCTGAGACTTTCTATATGTTGAAGACCTTTCCATTAATTCTTCATGACCCACAGAGGCAGTCTTCTTGCTCGTTGTTCGTTTTTTCTTTTTTGGTTGTTCGGGCTCAGGTTCCTCTTCCTGTTCTTCTTCCTCTGACTCTGGAGCGTTAGAGACAGCTTCATCCACAGTTTGCTTTGCTAGTGCTCCTGAATATTGTTGTAAAGTAACAAGCGCGCCCTCTAGCTGTGCTAATGCGATTGCGTGTTGAACAATTTGATCTGCAGTCTCAGTGGTTGCTGGTCGATGATACAGATCTTTTATGATGCCAAATCTTTCTGTGGCCTTAGCTTTTAATTGCAAAATTGCAGAATTTAAAATTTCTTCGGTCATCGATTCATGCCTCCAAATATTTGTTGTTGATTACCGCCATCAAATACAACAACTGCAGATGGGAATGGTGCAGAATTTTCGCTATCACCAAATTTGAGCCTTCCTTTAACAAAGTATATTTCATCAGCTTGCATTACATATTGGTGCCAATACTTAGTATCAGTTCTAGCAGGGATTAGCATCACTACCTTAGTGTTGTTCTTGCGAGATTCTTCAAAAGCTTTTCTAATCCACTTGTCGATTCCTCTACCATAAGGTGGATTAACGAAGCTCGTAAAACCTTCCCAGCTTTCGGAGAGACCATTATCTGATTCTGTAAAATACTTTGTGCATTTAGAATTATTGCTGTCAGCACATGGGTCTAAGGTAAACGGACCAAAACGCCAGTTAAGTTTATTAAAAAAGTCTTGAGGTGTTGCCCAGTTGCCCGTTTTAGAACTAAACAATACCAATTGTGTTTCTTTATTCATTTGTACTCCCTAATGCTCCATCACCACGATCGCTGATGGTAATTGAATTTTTATATAAATCTCCAGTTGGGCTCTGCACCGCTCGGAAATTTACAACTGGAATCATAACAACTTGTGCAATCTTATCGCCCGGTTTAATAAATTGTGGACTTTTCCCAACATTGTGTAGGTTGATAAAAACCTCACCATCGTATCCAGAATCAACCACACAGGCACCCACAAGTAACGATTGCTTTGCTGCTACCGAACTTCGATTCTTAACTTCTAACATGTACCCATGTGGAATACCAAATCGCAGACCAGTTGGGACAATTCTACTTTCACCGGGGTTAACTGCTACGGCTTGACCCTCGTGTTCCGGCGAGTAAAAAACATCTAATCCAGCATCTGATGGATTTGCTCTTTGTGGATCGTGCGCATTCGGCCGAGTACGGGCGAACTCAATAATCATTTGTTCCCCCGCTGAACATGTTGAAGTTTTCTACAACTTCATCGATGTTGACGTTGTCTTTAAACAAGCGATAAGCTTTCACCGCTGCACGAAGTTCATCTGTGTTAAGCCAGCCGTTCTCCTTGAATTCTGCACGAAGCTCTCGCTTCTGCTCCTTGTATGGTTCCATCGCTTCCTCGATTGCAACGAGAGAGCGAATATATTCTTTGACATATTGTTTACGTTTGTCTTCAGTAGACACATTACCTCCTTATTGGTGTTAATAGTATAATAAGTTAAACCTTAATAGTCAAGTTATTTTTGTGGTTTAAATCTAAAAAGATGCCAAAGAAATTTTTCAACTATTGCATCTCTTTGTTCATCGCTCTCGCATTCAGCAAATGAATAATTGTAAGTTCCTTTAACTTTATTGATCTCTTTAGCCATTTTATCTCTATCTTTTCTAAACCATCTTAATTGTAATGAATATCTTTCGGGTATCATAACATTGTGCTTTTTAGCAATTTGAATTAAGCGAAAGTATTCTTTAGTTTCGTAACTCTTTTTGGCATCCGAAAAATCCCAAGCTAATGTCTGCTTAAAATCAGGGTCAGAAATCCAGTTTTCTATTTTATCAGGATGTAGTTTCATGGCTAATTTTCTAAACAGTTTATGAAAGTCTTGATGTAAATCTTTATAGGTTCCCAGATCATCAGGCTCTTCAATATTTTCGTCATTAGCTTCTGTGCTATCCACAGGAACCAAAGCAGTACTACCGGAGTACTCACTTATTGGAATTTCTTCGCCCTTTTCCGGCTTCTTGGTTCCGTAAAGCTCACTTAGCCTTTCAGCGTTTTCCCTGTTAAGTTTGTCAATGTCAATATTATTACGAGCACAGTAAGCTCGATAGTAATGTTCAAAATCAATATTCATCTCTTTGCAGATGTCATTGGCTAGCTCCAATTCTTCATACAAATATTCTAATTCATTTAGGAGACGTTTCCACTTAATTTTTTGAGTTTTGAGCATATACTTTAAGTAGTATTACTTAAAGGTGATCTTAACCGACGTATCTATTTTAAGGTCTGGCACGCGCAAATGATTAGCTAATTTATGCTTCTTGCACTCTTTTGCGTCCAAAAACCAATCGGCGTGTCCTTTATCGTGAACAATTTCTAAAAAATAATCTTCACTTTGTCCACAATTATCAGCCATCATATGATAAATCTTTTTATTAAGGCGTTCCGTTTCTTCGGCTGAAGCCTTTATTTCTTCAACCTTACCACGATCCATTGAACTAACATCGTGAATCATGACTGTCGCGTCGGGATCCATATATCGCTTACCTTCAGCGCCGAAACTAAAAAGTATGGCTCCACAGGACATTGCTTTGCCTTGCACGATTGTAGCGACAGGAATGGTGGAATGCTGAATGTCTGAAATCATTGACATCAGACTATAAACTTGTCCGCCATAGCTATCAATA